CACCCGCACACCGTGATACATGCCGAATCCCTCGCCCGCCGTATCGACATTCGGGTTGGATTGGGTATCCAGGAAGGTCCTGATTTCACCGTATTTGGCCGGGGAAAGCACACAGGCCATCAGGTCGCGATCCACGCCGTCGGTGTTGTCGTTTTTGGTGGTTTCCAGCGTCTGGACCATCGATTCCAGAACGCCCTGGATTTCCGTCACTCCGGACGCGGGCGTGAAGGCGGTGCCCTCGGTAGCCGCCTGGGCAAAAAAGGCGGAATCCAGTTCCCGGATCATGGACTGGGCGTGATTATCCGCCCGCCGGCGCATGATATCCGCCACGCCGAAGGTGTCCAGGTCGAACTTTGCCACTTCCTCCACGATTTCCTTGTGGGTTGACAGATTGACGGTGACCGGCTTGACGGTGATCTTGTCGCCCGCTCCGGCGGTTCTGGCTGTGCCGTAATCCTTGGAAGCGGCATTGGTAAACCGCGAAAATTCCACCGAACCGGCAGCAGGATTGCCGCTGTACTGGTTGGATTTGAGGGCCGTGGACAGAGCCCCCTTCTGTACGTTTTCGATCACCAGGCCGTAAATTTCGGCCAGGGTCGCGGGAGTGCTGGTGCCCGACAACAGACTGATTGCGTTTGTTCTCGCCATGGTTCATTCATCCTTTCTCTTTATCAAAATATGACCTTGCCTGCCAGGGCCCCTTTCGCCTCCGGCTTCTTGTCCTGTTCATCCGCACCAGCTTTGTCTGGTGCCTTCTGCGCCGCCCCGGCTTTCCATTCCGGGTGGCGTTCCATGACCTCTTTGAGAGCCGCCGATATGGCCTTCTCGTCTGCCTCTTTGCCCTCCTGATCCAGCGCGTATACGGCCAGGATCACCGCGTCCGCCGCTTGCTTCGGGTCGATATCCGACTGCACCGCCGCCAGCTGTGCGCGGGCAATTGTCAGTTCCCGGATCAGCTTCTCCTTCTCGGGATCCGCTTCCGTCATGGGGGCCTCCGGTTCCCCGGCATGATCATCGGCTGCCGCTTCTTCCTCTTTCGGTTCCTCGGCGGCCGGGTCGGTCTCGGGTGTCTCCCCAGCGGGCTGCTCGACTTCTCTCTTCTCCTCTTCCTGCATGTCCTTTCCTCCTTTTTTCTGAAAATAGGTATGAAAAAAGACGGTGCTTGCGCATCGCCTTCAATCAACGGGGATTCATTTTGTGGGTTCGTTGTGTTCCTCAATGCCGAGTTTCTCCATAGTTCGGCGGTGGATCCTTTCTGACCGCTCCCTAACTAACCGCCTGATTTCAGGATCCTTGTGAAACAACCAATGCCACTCGTCTATATGGTCACTATCGTGAACCTCGTCGGCGAGCAGTTTCTTTACAACGTCAAGGCTTTCTGATGTATCGGAACCCATAATCGCCAACCCCTTTCAGATATTTTTCCATGAATGTCACCAGTTTTTCTGGCGTCGAATTATATTCGGGATCTGACCGCATCATGTCATCCAACCTACGGTAAAGGCCGACTGCATCAAAGTTTTCCATACGCTCGATGGTGTATATCTGACCACCGTTGCCTACCACTGACAGCACGATTTCTTCCGGCGCCTCTATAAATGCCTTAATATCATCCGTTGAAAATGTGTGTCCACTTGGATGGTTGTGGATGGATACATGAGGCTGGTTGACCTTCAACCCAGACACGCGCCACATGCCGCCCCTGCTTGACGCCAGAGGCCGCATATTCATGTCGTAATACGCGATGGCTTCTGTACCCGGTTCAGCGTCTTGCAAGCCGCGCAGGAGGTCACGGTGAGCCTTGCGCAGCGCCTTGTTTCCATTTTCGTCCAGCGCATGGGTCTTTACCAGCGGAACACGTTGAATGGCGCTATTCGTGATCGTCAGAGGCTCTACATTAACCGATCTCAGTATAACACGTTCGGCCGATTTTGCAACCGCGCGGGCGTCTGTCGGGATCCCGTGGGTCTTTTCCCGCCAGTAGTCCCTCTGGAGCTGATCTCCATTGTCTGTTATATAGGCCCTCAGCTCTGCCTGCGCGGCCCTGGCCTTGCGTCGGTACTCCTTGGCCTTATCGGAGTCAAGGGTTCCCTCCGCCAGCCTCTTCAGACGTCGGATTTTGGCCTCTATGCGCCTCTGTTTTTGTTCAAGCACCGCCGTTTCCTGGACCTTTCTTGCGTCCAGCGGCTTAGGCATCCGGCTGACGCCCTCGATCCAGGTGGACAGCGTGTGGCGGCAATTTGGGTGGAATAGGCCGGCCTCTACGGCCGTGGACAATAGGGGATACCACTTGCCATTCCGGCTTTTGCCGCGGGCTCCGGTTATCTCGCCGTCAAATGATCCCCAAACATCATCTATGTATACTCGGCCTTGCCATGGCAGACAGGTATCGGAACAGGCTCCATACTGACTGACCAACACCGTATCGATCCCCAGCGCGGCTCTCTGATCGGCAGCCCCGCGCAAATATGAGCGCAGGCTGGATGTACGGATAGCCATTTCCGCATAGGTGGCAATATTGACCAGACGGCCGTTGCGGTACTGTATACAGTTGATCCCGGCCGCCAAAAAATCTTTGGCCGCCAGGTCTACCGCCTGTTCCATCGTGACACTTCCGGTGGATGCTGCCAGCTCTGCCCGGTATATTGTCTGTCGGTATACGTCATCCATCATCCGCAGGGATGAGGATTCCGCCTCATGGAGATTCTTGTTCACGTCCTCGACGAGGCTATCCACCCGACGTCGATCGACCCCGAAAAAGTTTTGCGTGTCCGGCTCTGTCTCTGCCTCAACGCCCTGATCGTATTCCTCCCGTATCAAATCTTCCACATCGGCATCAATGACGGGAGCATATTCGGATATAATCGCTTGATTCTGGCGACGGAACCGTTCAACATTTCGCAGCTTCTCCGCCTGCCAGGCCGGCCAGCTGAACCCATAATCCGCTTCCTCGGATTTGTGTCGTTTCAGGTTACGTTTTAGAGAGGCGATGAGACGCAGCTCTATTTTTGCGAAGATGTCCGCGATCTCACGAGCAGTCACGGCAGCTCATCCCCTCCGCTTGGCTCTTCCATTTCCAATAGACCCTTTTCGCGTTTGATCCTGGAAATCTCCTCTTGTATCCACTCCTTGGACTTGGAGCCGCCCCATATCTCCTCTACCTTGGCCTCCGTGCTCATGCCTCCGCAGGCGTCTGCCTCACGGATGGCCTTGATTCGGGACCCAAAGTCGGGCGCTGCATACTCGCCGAATGATACAGTCGGCGCATACTCGCCGATCGGTCGCCCGTTGATCCAGTCGTCGATCTGTAGCAGCACCGCGGCCACCTTCGGCAGGACGGCCTCTAGCTTTGCGGTGATGCGATTGCGTGTGAATCCAGTGACGTCTTTGCCCTCTCGTTTTGACTCCCCAGAGGATGTGGCCGCAATATTGATTCCCAAAGTGGCAGGCGACAAGATGCCTTGCAAGCAGAGATCCAGCGCGGACACGTATGAGTTTTTATACGCTTCGTACCGGATGTCCGGCTGCACCAGGTCTATTTTATGACTTTCGTTCCCGGATTCCCGTATGGGGTTTTCCACCTGGATAAAGTCGGATCCAAAGGAATCCACGCTCATGGGTAACCCATTCTTCGGATTTTTGGGGATCATATCCTCTGGTATATATCGCTGGACTCGCCCTCTTCTCACGGCGTCCAGCCATTGGGAAACAATCTCGTCCAAAGCATCGAAATCGTCCGTCTTGCTGTTATAAATAGACCGCCCGCGCCCAGGCCATTTGGAGCTGCGCCATACCCGGAACGGGATGGCGGTCATAAGGCCGTAAGGAATCTCCGTGTCGCACAGAGCAGATAATTCTGGGATGATGTCTAAACTTACCCCCCGGCCTCCCGCGTCGCGCAATATGTATCGGATTCTTCCGGGTTCACGTATCTCTTCCAGCTGATATTTATCGTCTCCGCGCCAGTAATCCGTGTAAAACGATACGCCCGTCAAAAAGCCGCTTTGATAGTGGGATTTCGATCGATCCTCTCCGAAAAATTCGAGGGATGGTGCATTGGATACTTTCGTATCCCACGATATCCGAAAAGCCCCTCCTCCGGTTACCAGCGTATCGGTCAGAGACTCTTCCAGCACATCCCCGAATGCTATCTGCTCCTGTAGTTTGTCCCAGCGTGCAATCTTGCCCTCATCGTCATTTCCTCCGTCGTCCAGGAACGTCATTCCATCATAATCTCCTGCTACGACTCCGACCAATACATCCACCATGATGCCCGGAAGTCCGGTATGCAGTTTTCTGACTTTATCGCCAACCGGAACGGCGGACCAGAACCGGCTGCATCCCGCATCCGTGGACGGGATTTGCGCATACAGCTGCTTGAGCTCGTCGGCGTCTCCTCTATACCACACCCGGTTTCGGATAACATCCGTTTCAAAGCTGTACGGTTCTCTTATGACGATATCGCCCCGGTTTGATGCCGGACGCACTTCCAGCCACTTCTGCATTCTGGCTTTCACCCTCTCGCTGATTTTCATGCCTTGCCCCCTATCCGGTCCTTATACGGCAGCCAGCTATACTGATCCGCGTTGATACAGTGATCGTTACGGTCCTCCGGTGTGTTGTCCTTATCCTCCCGCCAGGAATATAAGCCCAGCTCCTTGACCAGGGGCCCGCAGGCATCGGAAACGATCAAATAATCTCCATGAGCCATCCATCCGGCCTGCAGGTTAATCCGATCAATGAGTGTCGTCTTCTTCCAGGCGGGTTGGAAACTGTACACGCTACCGTGCTGCCGTGCATACTTCTGACACTCTAAGATCGTCGCGTGATCGGCGTTGTCGATATAGACCATTCGGGCGAATCCCCATTTCTGCCGGTTACGATCAAGGAACTGAATCAGCAGCGGCGGAACATCGCTGGGCGTGATCGGAATCGCCCGGTCTCGGTTGTTGTGTTCCTCGACTGCCAGAGTGATCTTCCGCCGATCTGCTGTAATTCCTGTGAATACGAACGCGAAGGTGTCCGGGGATTGCTGGGAATACGACGTATCGACGCCGGCCGAAAATTGCACATAGACATAATCTCTCGCTTGTGCGGCGGGAATCATATGCCGAGGTTCCAGGTTAAACACAAGCCCTGTTGATCGGCCGCGCAATCCCAATATCTTGTTCTTGTAGAGCTTGGTGCCTTTGGGAACGTTCTGGATAATCTGATCTTTCTTTTCGAGCGGCAGCCCGGCGTTATGCTCGAATGAAAAAAACCAATGGATCCAACCCGGTTTTTCATCCTCATTGAGTTGTTCAAGAATCTCTTTCGGCGTCTCGTCTTTCCATTCGGGAAGAGGGCGGGCATGGTTGATATATTCGCCATAAACCGGCAAACTCGGATCGTCTGGGTTCAGGGTGGCCAGAAGATAATCACAGCGCATAGCAGCCTCTCGTACATACTCCATGTCCGCGATGTTGATCTCATCGATGTACAGGCACCCGTACTGACCGCCAAGAGCCTTTTTCCAGCGCGCCTTATTGTCGTATCCCAGTACATAGACGATCTTATCCCCACTGGGCGTGTGGAATACGATGTGCGGAAGCGTGTTTCCACCTCGGCCGGAAGCGTTATATTCGGTCAGTGGACCAAAATCGTCCAGGATCCCCAGCTCTTTTTGGATGATGTTTTTTTCGATCGTGCCAAGGTCGAGTCCGGATAGGATGTGAATACGCTTGTCGCTCTCGGCCACTTTGAGCATGAATTTGAAAAGGCCAACCGTAGTTTTTCCGGCAGCGGTAGTCCCCTCGAGAAATTCCACAGGAGCGTCACATCTAAGAAACGCCTTGTATTTTTCGGATAACATCAAATCAGCCAACGCCACCACCACGCAGTTGCTTCAGCACATTTTCCAGTTTGTCGAACCCGGTTTCAAGGCTGCCGCTTACCTGCACCTTTTCAATAAACCCTCCGGCAGCTCTGGCACGCAGTTCAGAGGCTTTTAAACGGTCTTTGGGGTCCTGCTCTTCACTCCGCATGATATCCGTCCAAAAGGCGTTGATCTCTGCCATGTCGGCAATCCTGGGGGCCTCTAGCACGGCATCCCGGTCTTTGATGTAATCACCAAGTTTCCCCAAGTTTTCGGAGCCGATGTTTTGAAACGCTTTGTCGCTCTTAGCCTTATATCCCGCCAGCCTCGCCGCCTCGGTGGCGGTATGACCCTGCTTATAGTAATCGATCCATGCCTGTTGCTTTGCTGTCGGCTTCATCCGCTCACCTCCTATATCACCACTGATTTAGTGGCATTCACATTTCCAACCACATCTATTTAGTTATTCGGCCGCAGTGGGATCGCAATGCAATACATACGGGATCCCGTGCGCCTTGCAGTAGTCGATTTCGGCCTTGCATCCGGTACTGTGCTCCCAGTC